GTGCTATAATATATTTTAATTGATGGAGAACTAAATGACTTATGATGAAAACTCGCCTTTAACAGAAGATGGTCAGAGATATGAAGTCTATCTGAATACTACGAAGGATGTATTTCCTAAAACATTTGAAGAATTTGTCAGAGAAGGAATGTAACTTATGACTATGACACCACAACAAAAGGCTGACCGTTTGGCTATGATTAAAGAAATCGCTGAACGAAATACGCTGAAGCGTAAATCTACATTCAACACACTCAAGCGTAAATCCAAACAGGCTTTACAGGATGTTGGTTCTATTAAAACCAAACGTGTAAGTAATGTTGTTCGAGAACCTGTACAAGGTGAAAACATCAATTATTGGACTGATGCATCTAGATATGCTGATGAATATTATGGCGAAACCTATCGTGCAACCACAAAGTACGATAATGATTGGGGAGACTACTAATGAAAAATGGTGATACCCACCTAAACTCAGGTACGTTCTGGACGTTTATAGCTGTTATGGTTATATTGTTTTGGGGCGAACCTAACCTACTAGATCTGATTAAGAATTATCTTATCAGTGCCACTGTCGTTCTGGAGATACGTGGTTAATGATTACTATTGAAGAGGACGAAGACTTTAATGAAACTAAGGTAACCATCTTGGATACCACTGATTCCTATGAAGATGTCGAAATGATTATCGATCATCAGGCAGAAGTCTTCTTTCGTCAATGGGACGAGAACGAAAAACGATATCAAGTGATTGGCTTTACATCAGATATGTATCGTAAGCTAATGGAAGCTTGGAACCTACCACATGGAATCTACCATTTTAGAAAGGATGTAGACTATGACAATGATAACTAGAAAAGAACTAGTTGAAGTACTACAGAAACACGTGTGTGAAGTAGTATTCGAAAAAGTAAATGGTGAAATGCGTAAGATGGTTTGCACACTACGTGCCGAAGATCTTCCACCACCCACCAAAGAAGATCCTTTAACAACCAAGAAGGTTCGCAAAATCAATGAAGAGGTTTTGCCATCATGGGATGTTAACAAGAATGGGTTTCGTTCATTTCGTATGGATAAGGTAAGATCCGTAACATCAACCGATGGAAGCTTTAACTGGCAAGATCCTAAGTGGAAATATGTGGATGTACGAGTGCCACCACCCATGGAATTCATCGAAGAGGGGAAGCCTAAATAGTAATTTAAGAGGGGAGTATATTTGCACTTTTATATCGATCAAGAAATACTCTCAGTGATATTCGGCGTAAGTTGCGCTATATGCGGTTTCTTTATCCACAAACATTGGTGGGCTAATAAACATGACGATATAGTCAGCACCACCGTCGAGTATCTCTGTGAACAGGGGTTTGTCAGAAGTACCTATGATGAAGATGGAGAATTAGTTCTACATCAATTCAATGACCAACCAAATGTAAAGCAAATTAAAAACAGTGTCGATTAGGGGTTGACACCATTTGCAAATTAAGGTAATATAATATGTAACTACTTGAGGAGATGATTCGTTATGGCTAAGAAAATGAAAGCAAAATCACTACCACGTGCGAGAGCTAGAACAGGAATTGGTGCCGCACCTGACACCAACTTTAGTCACTTTAATGAATACATCCGTATGGAAGTCGATAAGAAAGACATAGCGTCATTCATTAAGACTTACATCAAGCAGACATTCGACAAGGATACCCAAGAGGTATATCTTGCCGCACCAGAGTGGGCTTTCACTCCAAAGCACTTCATTGCTTCTACTATCTTGTGGGAACAGAAGGGCAAAGTCTTTCCAGACAATTGGAATGCAAAGAACGCTCTGGACACTTTCTTCAAATACCTTGAAGACCTAGGACTTAAAACCCTAGTCGATAAGGAAGAAAATGGGGAAGTGAAAACAATCCCACGTAGGACACCCGCTGATATTATCAAAGAGAAGACTTCGGACTTCATTGGTAGTATTGAAGGTACACTTGATGAATGGCCTAACGCTACTCACAATGTGTATGAAGAATTGGTTGGGGGTATATACCCACAGTCAACAGCGAGTGCAGTGGTTTCTTTCTACACACCACTACGTAATGAACTGACTGAGTTGATCAATAAGAGAACTCCCGATCTTGTTGAGGCATACTCTAGTCAACCACTGAGTGTATGGAAGAAGTATCTCGAATTCGTTCAGAGTATCATTGATGATGCTGATAAGTATGTGGCGACTAAGAAAGCTACACGCACACCACGTAAACCACGTGTTAAGAGTGCTGACAAGCAAGTCGCCAAGATACAGATTTGTTTTGAGAACAAAGAGTATAAACTAAAGTCAATACACCCTATGTCTATTGTAGGGGCTATGAGACTATATGCCTTTAATATCAAAACAAAGAAACTGACCGAATACGTGAGTCATAAGGCAACAGGGTTAGAGGTGAAAGGCACTACGTTGAAGGGTTGGGATGCAGATCTGTCAAGGCAGATTACGCTTCGTAAACCACACGAGGGTCTCCCTGTTGCCTTAACTAAGACTGCTAACCAAATCGGTAAGATGTGGAGCACCTTAAAGACGCAAACAACCGTTCCAAACGGAAGACTAAATAGGGATACAATCATCTTAAGGGCATTAAATAAATGAGCGAAACAGAGTTTCTAAACAAGAGTAAATTCTCAAGTATGGTAGAGACATCTGTGTTTGGTAAAAAGCTATCCTACATGGATGCAGTTATTGATGTTTGCACAGAAACAAACATTGAGCCAGAAGATGTAAAGAAGTTTCTTAACGGTGTTATCGTTGAGAAGTTAGAGGGGGAAGCTATGAGGCTTAATTATCTCCCTAGACAAAATGTACTATTGTTCGATGATTGATGGTTGACACCACATCGATTCTATAGTATAATAATTCAGTAATACAAATATAATTCAGCAATACGAGGAACATACAAATGTCTTTTGCAAATCTAAAAACAAAACGTAACCAGATCAATGATCTACTAGCGGCGGCAGATGCCGCAGGTGGTGGTGCTACTGGTAAGAAGAACTATGGCGATGACCGCCTATGGAAACCAACAGTGGATAAGATGGGTAACGGTTATGCCGTTCTACGCTTCCTACCCGCCGCAGAAGGACAAGCCCTACCATGGGTTCGTTACTTTGACCACGGCTTTCAAGGCCCCGGTGGTTGGTATATTGAGAAGTCTTTGACTACTCTTAACGAACAGGATCCAGTATCCGAATATAACTCAACACTATGGAACAACGGTACTGAAGAGGGCAAGACACTTGCTCGTAAACAGAAACGCCGTTTGCATTATGTTGTTAATGCATTGATCGTATCAGATCCTGCAAATCCTTCTAATGAAGGTAAGGTTATGTTGTATCAGTTTGGTAAGAAGATCTATGATAAGATCATTGATGCCATGCAACCAGAATTTGCAGACGAGAAGCCTGTAGATCCATTTAACTTTTGGGAAGGTGCAGACTTCAAATTGAAGATCCGCCAAGTCGAAGGCTATCGTAACTACGATAAGTCTGAGTTCGCTTCTCAGAGTGCATTGTCAAACAACGATGCTGAGTTGGAAGCCATCTATAATAAGATGCACGACTTGAGTGAGTTCATCGATCCGAAGAACTTTAAATCATATGCTGAGTTGAAGGCTCGTTTTGAGAAGGTTACAGGTCAAACAACTATGACCTCACAAGCCAGTCATGACTTGTCAGTACAAGAGAGTGCTCCGCCTATGCCAACTGCTAATGTTGCAGATACTCCACAAGAGTTCGCACCAGTAACCGCAGAGGCTATGGAAACGAGTAACGATGATGATACATTATCCTACTTCTCTCGTCTAACAGCCGAAGATTAAAACAAAGGGCAGGGGGAAACCTCTGCCTTTTACGCTTGTATATCTGGTGTTATCTTAAAGCAATTAGTTATATGTCTAGCATCAGCATCAGGTTTAGTTAAATCCAATATCTTATTTTGTAATGTTTTAGCTTTCAAACAAGAAGCCATATCATTAAACACAATGTTAGGTGCTTGTACAGAAAACTGTGTCCCTAATATTAATATAGTTATCATTACATACACTATTATCCCCCAAACTGCATAGGTCGTCTTACTGTTTCTTCTAGGAAGGCATCACTTCCAGAATTCATTGGTATTTTCATTTGATTGATGGTTGTTTGTGAGTTATTAGTATCTCCTTGAGATCCATCCATAAGAACGACTGGCGGAGCAGGGAATGGTTCTGTTGGTGTGATATCTTCTGCATTGTTATTTGCTCTCTGAATCGCTAACTGATCCCTAAGCACTTGAGCTTGAGTTTCTCTTCTGTCAACGTCTGCTTGCAACTCACCTAGAGTAGCATCATCAATGATCCAGTTACCAGTATAAGATTTAATTGCTTCTACTGCCATAACCTTTAGTTTAGGTCCGATCATAGACATCCATAGCCCTAGATCTAAGAATGCCATTTGCATCTTAGTAACAGCTTCATCCCATTTGTTCTTAATCCAACCAGTGATACTGAAATCATCATCAGTGATCTCAAAGCCAAACTTGCCTGCGATCCACTTGAAAGCATCGTTGCCATATTTTGTTATTAGGGTAACAGGGTTTAGTGTGAAGTTCTCTGGTATTTCAAATCCAAATATACCACTAAGCCACTTGATGCCCGCTGTCGCAGGTGCCACAACGATAGCTCCAATGATCTCTAATACACTCATGCCCTTCTCAAAGCCAAAGAGTGCTAGTGCATCATCCATAATAGATTTCATCATACCTTTAAATCCACCACCCTCACCTTCAGAACTGAAGATAGCAAACTTAGACTTTACCCAATCCACGACATTTAGAATTGCAGTGAATGGTGCTTTGACCATTTTCTTTATCATCTCTGTAAACGAGAAGTCCTTAGCAACCTGTAGGATCTTTCCACTTGTTGTTGATGTGTCGTAGTTACCATCTGCATCAACTTCAGCACCAGTGATCTTTCTTATGATCCAAAGGAATGCACTTTTGATTAAGTCGAATGGTGCACCAATGAATGATCCAACCATTCCAGCGATACCATCACCAAACTTACCAAATATAGTTGCTTCATCAGATGCCATGTATGCTTTCATACCATCAAATGCAGATATTAGAATACCAAGAGGCCATAGGATCTTACCCATGAGTTTGACAAATGCCCCACCTTTACCTAGGAAAGACTTACCAAAGTTTACAACCTTAGCCCCTGCGCCACTAAACCAAGCACCAATAGCGGCAGACATTTTGGTTATAGGTCTAAATATGCTGTTTATTCTAACACCAAGTCTAGCCATAATACTTTTAGGTTTGATCTTTCCATCATCTCCCTGTACGGATACAGGTTTACCATCAACACCAAGACCAAAGATCTTAAAATACTTTTGTTGTAGGTTAGAGAACCATGTGCTTATTCTATTATTCAACTGAGTTGTTAATGGTGTCGCAAGAGATCTTTTACCACCTACAGCTTTTCCCAACTTAGGATCTAGACCTAGCTTCCTAAAGAACTTGGCTCTTAGGTCAATAAACTTCTGATTTAATGCCTTACTAAACCCACCAAACTTATCCAATGATTTAATTGCTTTTAGTTCCCACCCACGGAACCCAACCAATGCCGCACCTAATGCAGTGAAGCCAGCGATGAATGCGCCTAAAGGTCCTACAAGCTTACCTAGTGCTAAGAAACCCATACCAGTATTATCTTTACCAGTATCTTTTCTTCTTGCACGTTCTACAGACTCAGGTTTAGCCTTCTTACGTTCTCTTCTCTCTTCTAGAGCATCAAGACGTGCACGTTCTTGGGCTTTGAACCATGCTTCAAAGTTCTTAGCCATTCGCTCATCACGTGCCTGACCTTTCTGTAGGGTTTTAACTACATCATTGAGAGTGGTATCAGCCATTTCTTTGTCTCTTTCGTTCTTCTTCTTGTTCTTTTATGTGTTCAGCAAGCATAGTAATATACACTTCCTTTTCCCATGGTATCAATCCGTCTATCTCATTCAAACTATAATTATGATGTTGCATCAGTGCAAAGTTGTTTTTATAGTAATTGATTATACTATTATGAGATAGACATACTAGAAAAAATCTTGCATACCTTCCAAAGTATACTCGTTAGGTTTTCCACATGACAAACATTCAAAATCGATGTTATGCTTCAGTGTAGGCATACCTTCGATAAAGTCTTTGATGGATGAAAAGTTATCAGCAGTCATAGACATAACGAATTCATCCTTTTCTTTTGCGCTTTCTTCAGAGAACTTAATTCTATCCTCATCAGTGCACACATAAGAAATACAATGTTTAATCATAGAGAATGTTGCTTCTGCACCACCCTCAATTACTGTAGCATCTTTTGCGATACTATTATAACGAGGCCATTGTAGTTCAAGTGATACTCCACTGCCAATATCGACAGTTTTGTTTTTAGATTCCATATCACCCTTAACGCCTACATCATCCATTGGAATAACCACAGGGTTTCTTTCCTTACAGTGTGTACACTCCAGTTCAATCTTAGCAGTCTCACCAACTGACTTAGATCTTAGTTTAGTGAACAGGTACTCAATGTCAAACGTGGTAAGTACGTTAGTATCAAGTTCTCCTAGTACACATGCTTCTAGAGTGTCAACTATAGCTGACAGGATCTGTGACTGATCTTGACTTTCCATAGCAAGTAGAAGAATCTTTTCTTCTTTCACTAAGAATGGTCTAATCCTGATGACGGTACCACTAGATGGAATAGTCAATTCGTATTTGGGTTGGTCGTTTAGTTTAGGTAAAGCCATAATAACTCCATTGTTTATGTAGATACCCAATCGTCGTATGAAAATTGGACATTAATTTCAAGCAAACCATTTTGCTCATTGTTTAGTTGTATTGCATTCAGAGTAGTAGGAAATGCATTGATCAATTTACATTTATATACTTCAACAGCAGGTGTTAACGCACCTCTTCTTGTCTTAGTTATATCAAGGTCAAATCTTAATTTGTCGTTGATGTCGAAACCAATGCTAGACGTTTTAGAAATGTCTGCGGTCTCTGCACCTTTTTTGTATTGTATAATTTCTATGTCATGTGTATAGGTGTTCTTATATTTTAGCTCTTTTCTTTCGAAATCGATTATCTGATCGTGCCAGTTCTCAAAGTATCTCTTGATGCCATAATCATTCATAACATGAAACGTCATAGATACATCTTCTTGACCATACCCATATGCAACCTTACGGACTGCCATACTTTGTACACGCTCTTGTGTTAGGATCTGTCTGCCCGGTAGGTTCACATCTTTACACAGCAAGTTTAGATCACGGATATCTTCAGCATTGCCTCTTCGATCTGTAACTCTTGATATGGTATTAGGCGCAGGAAGGATTACTCTAAATTGGTTTGCCATTGCAAATCCACCTTTTTTAGAGATCATTGCCTTCATTTCATCTACTTGAAACATTAGATCATTTTCCTTGACTGTCTATACACTTGAGATTGTGAAGCTTTCTTCCACTGTGCCATTGGTAAGAATGTAGCAATCTCCCACTCTGCGGCTGGAACTTTAGCCAAACGAGTTTTGACATGTGCTGTCAAATAATGCTTGAGTGTAGGTTTGAATGCTTTATACTTAGCAGATCCTTTGATCAGATCATAAGATAACATCAGTTTAGTTCTGTTGTTGTACTTATCATTGTTTGCTAGATCTAACAAAGCACTTAATAACTTGGCACGTAATAGTGGGGGTAGGTAGTGAAGGTTTAGACCCATAAAACCACCTGGAGCATCACCAAGAACAAATATCAAAGGAAATTGGTCATAGTAAGGTAGAGTTTCTTTATGTTTAGGGTCATAGAAGAACATATACATGTTACCCACAACACTATCTCTGGTCAACCTAACCTGTTCGGCTTGCATTAAGCCTTCTCTATTAACGTTACGCATCTGTGAAGCACGTCTACGAAACCACGCACGACTTTCTTCAGTCCGTGGAGTAATGCCCGCACGGAATGCTTCTATCTCTAATTTATCGAATAAGTTCTTGCTCATGATGTTATTTATACTACTTTTTAGTCTTCTTCTTGACCTTTAGGGGTTTTAATGGTTTAAAGGCAACCTTAGTAGATTTCAATGGCTTTGTTCTCTTAGGCATGAGACCCATCTTCTCCAAGGTATGTTCAGTCCAGATCTGGAAGCCCCAATCTCTATCCTTTGCATACTTCTTAGCAGTATCCCACTTGTTTTGATTTTTAATGAATGTTAAACTCTCGTTGATATAACGTTTAGTTTTCTTGCCCTTATATTCTGGAGGTCTTGTCTCTTTATCAGGCTTTATCTCAATAAGATCTACAGATCCATCTTTCCAAGTAATCTTAAGATCCATAAAGTACCTGTGCATACGCTTATCAACATCATATAAGTATGGAATAACTACTTCTTCACTTGACCAAGACTTAACCATAGGGCTATCATCGCACCATTTAAAGCATCTTAACTCCCAACCAGACCTATAAACGATCTTTGTGTAGTCACCTTTGTACTTAGATATGTTTTTAGGTTTGAATTTTCCACTATGTGCCATGATTTGCCTTATAAATAATAACGATGCACTTCTATTTATTAAGGTTTTACAATGGAACTTAAGAACACATATTCATTCCCAATCGATAATGATGGGATTAATGATGGCGAATACCCAGGGATCATTTCGTTTAGACCACGGATTATAGAACCTTTGGATATATCGACGTTTATGACAATCGTAGAAAGCGAAGTCGTAAAACAGGCAGAGAATGTAGAAGGTGTGACAGAAGGATTTAGTCCGGGTGATCCGAGAAGTAGTAGAATTAAACAACAGGCTGGGGTCGTCAATAGGTCAATTAAAAGAAATGATCGTGGTAGACAAGGTGACTGGCAAATACAATTGAGGTTGCCAGCTGGTCAGAACTTTAATGACACTATCAGTTATGCAAATGCGGATCTTGGTGTTATCGGTGGTGCGGCAGAGAAAGCAGTTGGTACGGCTGGGAGCCTATTTGACTTAGGTGTGTCGGCAGTCGGTAACGCAGGTCAAGGTTTTATTGATGGTCTTCTAGGTGGTATAGGTGGTGAGGCAGGATCTCTGGCGGCACTTAGAGTTGCTTCGAAAGCAAATACTCAGGTAGCTCAAGGTGTTTCATCAGCATCACGTGTAGCATTGAACCCTAACAGTCGTACACTATTCAATAGTGTGGCGGCTCGTTCACATTCATTTACATTCAAGTTAGTACCTAACAGTGCGGCTGAAGTAGAACGCATCAAAGAAATAATTAAGAAGTTCAGAGTAGCAATGTATCCCGACGAAATAGGTGTTGGTGAGATTGCTGTTGGGTATAGATTTCCAGATCCATTTGATATTAAGATGACATATAAAGGTAAAGATGTATTCACTAAAATTCTGACTTCATATTTGACTAATTGTCAGGTTACATACAACTCTTCTGGAATGGGCTTCTATGAAGATGGTGGGTTTACTGATGCCCAAATTACTCTATCATTTACAGAGTTGCGTCCACTTAATAAACAAGATATCGTACAAGAGGGCAGATAAATGTATTTCAAAAACTTTCAAAAGGCATTATATAGCTTTGGTACGCAAGAGGCGGCTGTTGTAATTCAAGACTTCAGTAAGCATGCTATCTTAACAGAAGAAGCTCAGGATGATGTTACAATATATGAGACCTATACGATACTACAAGATGAGAGACCTGACACTCTATCTTATAGGCTTTACGGCACTTCAGAATACTATTGGACATTTTTCTTAGTGAATGATAAACTAAAAGAAAGTGGTTGGCCTTTAGGTAGAAACGCTTTGTATGAACTAGGCAAGAAGAACTATCCTCATAGAGCAATACGAACAACTACAAATATTGGTGAGACTAACTTTAAAAAGGGTGTAGTTGCCACTGGATCTCAGTCTGGTTCTACAGGTGTTATTAAAGAAGTTCTGCTCGACATAGGTACTATTATCATAGACACACCAGATAACTTTAACGTGGGTGAAAATCTTAACGTTGGGTCGGGTGGAGATGCTCAAACATGTGTTGTGACTGCCGATAGTACGCAATTTGATTCGGTACACCATTACAAAAATTCTGATGGAGAGTACGTAGACATAGATCCTCATAACCCAGACTTAACTGGACTAGTACCTACAACGAATATGGAAAGACTAATTGAATTTAATGATGATCTATCCAATATCAATATCATTAGTCCCAAGCTTATTCAAAGAGTTGCTACACAGTTTATGTCAAAACTCAAGGATAACTAAGTATGTCCGATACAACGGCAAGCCATTATTCATATAGAAGAGCAGTAATTATTCTTGAAAAGACAGATCAAGAGATTGATGTCTCACAAGCTATTGGCGAGTTGATACTTACCGAAAACATAAGAAGCCTTGGAATATCTGGTAACGTTCTTATAGTAGATAGTTCTAATCTATTTTCAAGATCAAACTTCTCTGGTACCGAAATACTAGAAATAGATCTATACAATCACCAACAAGATAAATCTATCAAGAAACGTTTTGTGATGTATAAGACAGATTCTATCAGTGTTGTAAATGATACCACCATGACATATGTTTTCTCTTTGATGACTGAGCATGTATTCAAAAGTCATCTTAAAGCAATCAGCAAGTCATACACTGGCACACCGTTACAGATCATAAAGAGAATTTTAGATGGTCAAATGGGAGTGACACTAGACACTACAAAGATCAATGGTCACGAACCTATACAACAGTCTATGAGCATTGTGACTCCATACATATCACCAATTGAATCAGCTAATTGGGTATTGAATAGCTTGACAACAAACGAAGGGTTTCCGTACTTTTTGTTTGGTTCTATCAAGTCGGATGATATCTACTTAACTAACTTAAAAGATATTATCGATGCAGAACCTTTGTTCAACACACCGTTTGTTAAATCAGGTGCGATAGCAAGTAATAATAATCCAGGTAAGTCATTGTTTACAATCGAAGACATTTCCTATGCCAATAACAATAACACACTAAGCAGTATCGTCAGTGGTGCTATGGGTGCCAAGTTCGAAGTTTTAGATACCGTTTATGGTAATAGATCTGAAAACCCTGAGTTTAGGCTTAATGAGGTTTTACCTGACACTAAAGTAGTAGATGGCGAATTTGTTGTGGATGACAAACGAATTGTAGACTATGAGTCTAACTTTATATTCAATGTCGTTGCTCCTTCTCAAATTGGAGAAGATGGATATGGATATGATGAAGATGTTAATAAACTAAAGTCTAAGATTAAACGTAAGAGTGTACTAAGAGCACTAGATAGTAGAACTGCAACAATGCAAGTTACTGGTATTTTGTTTATGGAACTGGAAACTCCTACTATCGGAGGAAAGATTAAGATCGAAGTAACCTCTATGGAAGGTGATGTTACAATTCTTGATGAACAAAAATCTGGTGAGTTTATTATATCATCTATTAGACATTCTTTCTTTGATGAAAAACATAGAGTAACATTAGGGGTTTCTAAATTATGACTTTTACTCCAATTCAATCAAACTTCTACGGCGATGTTCATAGATGGTTTATCGGTATAGTTATTGATATCCAAGATCCTCTTAAAGTTGGTAGGGTTAGGGTACGCATTTTTGGTGTGCATAATGAAGATGTAAATGAGGTTCCAGAACATACGCTCCCATGGGCACAGGTTTTAGTTCCTACCACTGAAGAAGGTGTTTCTGGTTTAGGTAGATCTGTTGGAATTAAAGTTGGTGCACAAGTCTTTGGGATGTTCATGGATGGTCAACAATCTCAGATACCTTTAGTAATGGGATCTATGCCTAGAATAGAACAGGCACAGTTAGATGAAACTAGATCTAGAGAGCCTGATCCAGTTGTCAGATCTGTTCCACATCCATCGGGTGGAATTCCAAGAAACACGGTAAATACCAATACTGTTGTAGGATCAAGTAATTCTGAAAAAGCATTTAACTTCTTTATCGGAAATGGCTTTACTCCTATTCAGTCTGCGGCTATTGTTGGTAATCTTATTCAAGAATCAAATATGGATCCTGGTGTAACGTCTGGATTTACTGGGGAAAGTTCATTTGGTATTGCTCAATGGAACCCAGATGCAAACAGACTTCAACAGTTAGAGGCTTATGCATTAGATCGTGGTTTAGACATAGGTGCATTGGAAACTCAGTTGGGATTTCTACTATATGACTTCTCTACAATATCTCCTAGGTTTTGGGGATACAATCAGTTCAAGCAGATGACAAATCTTAAACAGGCTACAGAGTTCTTCTGCGATAAGTATGAAAGGCCAAATGCGGCATTTGCTCACAAAGATCAAAGAGTAGAACACGCTAGACAAGTTTTGGAGACATATAATAATGGCAATTAATATTAATATTCTAAACAGTCAACTAGATGCTATAGTAAAGAATAGTAATTTAGGAAAGATACTTGAGACTAAAAATCAAGTTGTGGGTGTTGCATCTTGTCAATTAGAAACATCTTTAAATAAAGTCGGTGAGACAGTATCTGGAATTCTACCATTGTCAGGTGGAGATAATCCTCTGGAGAATCTTAAAGCAACTGACTCTATTGTAGAGATCACTGGTCAAGTTCCTGGATTAGCTAATGAGTTGATAGGAGATCTATCTTCAGCTACAAGTAATATCAATTCAGCTATTGGGGAAACTATCGAAAACGGAGAACTTGAACTTGTTATTAGTTCTGGTGCTCCAGAAGCAGTGTCTAGAGCTTTGACAAAAGTTACAGGCAAGACAGCAGATGAATTAACTAATGTCCTATCTTCTGTTGCCACTACGGCTGGTGCAGAACAAGTTACTAAGATAAGTGCTACGATCAGTTCTGGAATTGGAACATCTACAGGCATTAAAGCGGCAACAGATGCATTCAATGCAAGTTTCTCAAATTTACTTGGTGGAGCAGTTGGTGGCATTCTTACCAATCTGATTAGAGTAACCGATAAGACATTTGACATTGTTGTTGATGAACTTATACTAGGAACTGAATTAGATAAAGATACTATTGCGGCACTTATTGAAGTTGAGAAGTATGATGAAGCAATTGGTTTGATATCAAATGTATCAACTTTGCCTTATGATACTATTGAGGAAAGGGTAAACTCACTTAACCTTACTCCTCAAAATAACGTAACAGTTGATCAGGATACTTCAGTAGGAACAAACACATCAGTTCCATATGAAATTGGTTCTAATAACAATACATGGGCTGGGGCTAATACCACAAACACTTCAACCCAATTCTCTTATGTGGACTCTCCCGAAGAATTGGTAGCAGAGTTTAGAAACACTAATAGAGAAATTACAGAGTTTATTGCTCACTGGACAGGAACATACACTAACCAAGACGTTGGTGCAGACGATGTACATCAGTGGCATTTGGATAGAGGTTGGAGTGGATGTGGGTATCATTATGTGATACGTAGAGATGGTAGATTGCAAAGAGGAAGACCACTTGAAAGACAGGGTGCACACTCAGGAGCATATGGTCACAATAAGCGTTCAATAGGTATCTCTATGGCAGGGGGATATAATTGTCCATCAGGCACAGCAAATGCAAATAGGTATATAAGTGCTGATAGCTTAACACCTGCTCAGATGAATAGCTTTGCTATGTTTGTTAGAGCGTTCTATGAGGTATGGCCTTCTGGTCAAGCACTAGGTCATAACGATACGTCTGATCTTGGTAAAGTTGATCCTGGTTTTGATGTAGGAGAATATGTGAAATCAAACTTTAATAAAACCAATCTAATAACAGATGCTAAAGCATCAGGACCTTTGACGACAGCACAGATTAACGCAGGAATACCAGTATGACAACGGAAAGAGACGATCTAAAGGACAGAGAAGAACGCTTTGGTACTGGTTATGCTAGTACACAGGGAAAAGTAACAGATGCGTTTGCGGATCCTAGTAAGCAACATCCTAGAAGAAATTATGAAAACCAACCCAATACCAATGAATCACTTCGTTCTGGTAAATCTCATTCATTGCCTTTAGGTGCTGACATTGATTTACCACCTATAGCATCTACACAATATCCATATGCTGATGTTAAAGAAACTGTTAGTGGTCATGTAATAGAATTCAACGACACACCCGGTGGTGAACGTATTCTTCTAAAGCACAATTCTGGGGCTGGTATTGAAATGCGTCCAGACGGAACCGTAGTTGTTTTAGCAACGAATAATAAAGTTGAAGTGACACACGGCGATCAAACGGTGATAGTAGAAGGAAACGGTCAACTCACATATGAGGGAGACCTAACCATTAACGTTAAGGGTGACTTTAAAGTTAATTGTGATAGCTATGAAGTAAATGCTAGAAACGACAAGATAGAGAACATTAACGGTAATGCTAGAACTAAAGTGTTTGGTAACGAAGGTAAAACCGTATCAGGTAACTCATCTAATACAGTGGTGGGTACAACCGTAAACACACACCTTGGTAATGTAACCACGGCTGTTAAAGGAACTAACAAACAAGCTACTGAGGGTAAGCATATCATTGCGTCAAGTAGTAATTTAGAAGTTTCATCTGAGGCTAGAATAATCCAATCATCACCTAAGATTAATACTCAAGCTGATGAGATGTTTATTTGGTCTGATACTGGCACCATTGGTGGTGTTGAGATGAGAATTCACGGACAGGGTGCACACTTTAGTGAAGGTGTCACAGCACCTGCGTTTTGGGGAGATCTACAGGGTACGGCAGTTCGATCTATTACGGCAGACGTAACAAACTCTCAAAACTATTCGGATCCTGATCCTGGTGGAGGTGTAGGATCTTCGCAAGGGTTTACCGCAGATGACACAGCACAACCACCAGTCTTTACTGCGCCTAATGGTGTTGTTACAGATGTTCTTAATAAATCTGCAATTGGTGTTAAGAAGGTAAAGGTTGACATTGATGACTTCCTAAAGAATAGTCTTAGACTACGTCCACTTGGAGAAACTGATGTTAGATCAAAGTTAAGAGATCCTTCATATTTACAAGATGCAGAATTTACTGCCGCTCAGGTTGGCAACGGAACACTAAACCCATCCTTTGCTCAACAATCGCCACCCAACGGATATGGTAGAATTAGAGGAGTAAGAGGTGGAGCCTTAAGAGGTACTGAAACTATTGGTAACACAACGGCAGATAGGAGTACTAAGACATTTACTATACCTAAGAATAAGCAAAGGTTTACTCTTTCGGATGCGGCTTATGGTATAATGGATAGCAGAACCGTTATTGGGACAGGAACTAGAGTAGCAGAAAGAGTGGGATTTGCAAGGTTTGTTGGTGCAGAAGATGGTGGTGCATTTAAGAGCCTAAGTCTAGCTGATAAGAAACAAATCGGTAAGAACTACATTGCTCAAGTAAATCTAACTAAAATGGTTATGGGTGCAAGAGGACAATTTGCTTCACACAGACTTAAGATCATTGAAGGTTTCTATGCTAAAGAACTATATGGTAAAGGATCACCCCAAGGGATCTCTGCCGAAACTCTAACACCCAATGGCCTATTAGATCTTAGAAGTAAAGGTAGAGCCGTGGTTTATGAGTTGTACGGACCTGACGGTAAAATGGATGGAGATGGTACGTATGATCTTGCAGTTACTTTATCTTATATCGGTCAGTTTGATAAGTTAGTATTGGACTATGATAACTTCTCTGCGGATGGGTCTATGAATGTTCAAATCATTGTAGAGATGCCTAATATCACTGGTGATGTTGTAACATTCCAGAGAAAGGTAGAAACAAGGTATAATAATGCTCTACAGGCTTCGGATAGTCTTGTAGAATTAAAGGCAGATGTCTACGGACCTCAGTAAAACTGTTATAAATAAAAGCATAAGTTTAAGGACAAACTATGGCACGTGTACTATCGATAGAAGACAAAGACCCTAATGTAAGGAGTGTAATCACTTCTCGCACTAAGATATATTCGGATATCGATTTAACTTTTACAAAAAGACCATCTGGTGATATCTACAAGAAGAGTGATTCGGCGGCTGTTAAACAAAGTGTAAAGAATATCATTGCCACAGGAAGACTAGAGAAGCCCTTTGAAGAAGACTTTGGTGCAGACATAACGTCTATGTTCTTTGAACTAGCTGATGAAAATGCATCAGAAAATGTAAGGGAAAGTATAGACAATGCCCTTTACGTATACGAACCACGTGCTGAAATACTTGACATTGATGTCAATCTTCAGCCAGATAAAAATTCACTATCTGTTACCGTTACCTTTAAGGTAGTCAGTACAGAAGAAATAATCACACTTAATACATTCGTTTCGAGGTTAAGATAATATGGCTACCACAATAAAATCAACAGAACTTGACTTCAATACGATCAAGAATAATTTGAAAACCTCATTGGCGGAACAATCTGAGTTCTCTGACTATAACTTTGAGGGATCTGGTCTTTCTAACATTCTAGATGTTCTTGCAACGAACACTCACTATAATGCACTTATCGCAAACTTTGCACTAAACGAATCATACTTATCTACTGCACAACTTCGTAGTTCTTTGATCTCTCTTGCAGAAGGTATTGGGTATATCCCAAAGTCAAAGACTGCATCTAAAGCCACCGTAACATTGTCAACAGACACTGGTGACTTGAGTGGTAGACCTTCAACTTTATCTTTACCTACTGGAACTAAGTTTACAACTACTGTTGATGATGTTACTTACACGTTTCAAACTAGAGAGACAGTAACAGCAACAGACAATGGGTATGGTTACTACGCATATAAAACACCTACAGGATCTCTTAACATCAACTTATTAGAAGGTATATCAAAAACTAAAACTTTCTTTGTGGGTCCAGACAGTGTAGATGATGTGTATATTATTCCAGACAAGAACATTGATATGGAGACTGCGGTTATAAACGTATTCCAATCGGCTAATGATGTAACATCTACTGGGTATATCAACATCTCTAAAGCTTCTACTATTAATGAGAACACTAAACTTTATATTATGAAAGAATCTCCTAACGGTTTTTACGAATTGACATTTGGTGATGGTGTAACTCTTGGTAAAGCTCCAGTCGCAGGTAACAAGATTGTGGTCGAATACCTACAGGTTAATGGATCTAAGGCTAACGGAGCTACTGCCTTTACTGCAAACAATAGAATACAAGTTGGCGCATCAAACTATGATGTAACACCTATAACAAATATTAACTCTATTGGTGGTGCAGAAGAAGAGACGATGGCTTCTATTCGTAAGAATGCGCCATTCCAATATGCTACACAGAACCGTATGGTTACGGCAGTAGATTACTCTACTCTTGTATTGTCTAACTTTGGAACACTTATTAAGGATATCCAAGCCTTTGGTGGTGAGGATGCTTTGAAGCCAGAGTTTGGTGCAGTGTTCTTATCAATTGTTTTCAATGCAGACGTAACAGAAGATACTGTGACAACTACAAAAAACTCTATACGAGACTTAGCTAAACAATTAGCAGTTGTTGGATTTGATATCAAGTTTGAAGATCCAGTTACCACATTCGTTGAGACTGAGATCTTCTTCCAGTTTAATCCTAAACTTGGTTCATTATCATTGACAACCGTACAGGATAACGTACAGACGGAGATAAACAAGTACTTCACAAACAACATAGGTAAGTTCAATCAGTCTTTCCGTAGATCTAACTTGTTAAACGATGTGGATGAAGTTGATACGGCAGTCCTATCCTCACGTGCTAATATCAAATTGCAACGTAGATTTACTCCTACAACAAACACATTACAAGATCATACACTAAGATATCCTGTTGGTCTTTCAGAACCAGATGACGTAAACTTTGTTATCAAAACAACTCCATTCCAGTTTGGAGAAAAGACATGTATCATTAAGAACAAGTTGTCTTCCAATAAACTACAGGTTATCTCATCTGATGACGATAGTGTGGTAGTAGATAATATAGGATCTTACAACTCTGCTACAGGTGTTATTAGCATTGTTGGGTTAAACGTTGCACAGGTTATTGGTGGAGATGCATTCATTAAAGTAAGTGCAACCCCAGCTAACCAATCAGCTATTAGTCCACTAAGAAATGATATTCTAGAATATGACCAAGGTCCATCATTTGCTACAGGAGTTGTGGTAACAACCACGTAATATAAAGCATGGCAAAAGATAAAACATTAAAAGACAATAATAGAAGAGCATTATCTCTACAGGATCATCATTCTGTTGCTGAAGTTCTTCCTTCGTACTTTGCAGAAGAATACCCTAAACTATTATCATTCCTTGATGCATACTACCAATTTGAAGATAGTGACGTTTCACCTTCTAAAATTGTCAGTGATTTGTTCTTAAGCCGAGATATCACAGCAACAGACTTATCTAACTTATCCTTTATCGAAGATGAGTTACTATTAGGACAGCAATACTTTGAAGGCTTTCAGAACAAACGTTCTGCGGCTAAGTATTCGAACACCCTATATAGATCAAAAGGTACATTATATTCTATAGAACAGTTCTTCAGAACTTTCTTTGGTATATCACCTGATGTCGTTTATACTAAAGAGAATGTTTTTAATATAGGCGAAAACACATCAACTATAGGATCAGAGTCATTAAAATATATCATAGACGATAAACTTTATCAAAAATATGCACTACTGGTTAAAGCTCCAATTCCTATCATAGAATGGAAAGAAGCATATAAACTATTTGTTCATCCAGCGGGTATGTACATTGGCGGTGAAGTTCAAATTGTTAGTCAGAACGTTGAAGATAGACTAGTTATGCCAACCGTTGACTTGGTGGATAATACAGATCCAGTTATTGAAGGAGTTGCAACAGCAATCTTCAGTGCACAACAAGAAGCTACTGGTATCGTACCTTATTCTATTGCAATAGCTGATAGTGAAGCTCGTATTAGTCTAGATAGTATCATTCCGAAATACGAGAATATAACACTTGCAGAAATTGATCGTAACTACGATACAATTGAAGAGTGGATAGGAGTTAATTCTCCAACATTCGATGAAGATTCAGATGGAATTGATTACCGTGCACCAAGAATGTCTACGAATTTAGACACATTTGATGAAGTTTCTTTCCCTTGGTACGACAGTGACTCCGCATAACCCTTATAAATACAGTTAACAGATTAGAATAGAGATCAAGCAATGGCAAGACAGAACATAAACAGAGGCACAAATGCTAATGACGGAACTGGCGATACTCTCAGAGTAGCTGGTCTGAAGATCAATCAGAACTTCGCTGAAGTTTATGAAATGCTTGGTGGCGACTCAGGTGAGTTGAGCGCAGGCATCACTATGACTGATCAGGGTATTGTGTTCGAAGGTACTAATGTTGATGATCATCAAACTACATTGGTTTCTGGTAATCCGTCTACTGATATCACCCTAGCGTTGCCTACAGTTGGTACGGAACTAATTTCCAATACCGCAACTCAGACAATGACTAACAAAACACTAACATCACCTATCATCACAACACCACAGATTAATGACACTTCACTTGATCACAAGTATGTATTTGTTGCTTCTGAATTGACTGCTAATAGGAACGTTACACTACCAGTTCTGGGAACAAACGACACATTTGTCTTTACAGGTGCTACACAAACATTAGCTAATAAGACACTAACATCACCACTCATAAACACAGGTAAGATTGGTACAAGTATCAATGACGTGAATGGTGCAGAATTAATCAAAGTAACAGCAACGGCAACGGCAGTCAATCAGCTATTGGTGGCAAACGCCGCTACTAATGGATCTCCTTCTATTGCGGCAGATGGTGACGATGCAAACATTTCTCTAAATCTAGCATCTAAAGGTACTGGTGGTGTTACACTCAATAACAAAGTAGTGCATCGTGAACACTTCTTAACAGGAAACGGTGCCGTAGATTTAACAATCCCACTTACAATATTTAACTCAGCATCCGCTCTTGCTATAACTATGGCAGATGGGACGATTACTGGGGAGACTAAATACTTTGTGAATAGGGGAAGTGGTACTGCTACAGTAACAGTAACTAGCTTAGTAGGTACAGGTAACCCATCAACAGTGGCATTTGCGGCACACGAAGCTGGCTTCATGATGTGGGATGGCGCAAACTGGCATCTAGCCTCTAAAACAGTTGCTTCTTAAGGACATAGAAAATGACAGCGATTATTACAGACAAACTAAAAAAGCAACTATTACTTGATATCATTACTGATATTGATAGTTCGGCAAACGACTACTACATCGGAATTGGTAGATCAGAAGTGTGGAATGCCACAGATGCGGCACCTACACCTAAGAATACCCAACGAGATGCAAGAAACTTGGGTCTTAGTATCCAGTCTGTTAAAGCTGTTGCTGATAAAACATTATGTGCTCCAAGGACAGACTGGTCTTCGGGTGCAACATACTCTTCATTGAATGATGACATAGAGGGACATCCAGTATCGGCATACTACGTATTTACTGACGAGAACCATGTATACCTTTGTATTCAATCGGGCAGAAATGCCGCTGGTAACGTTGTTAACTCTACAATTAAGCCTACAGGCACATCCACAGAAGCGTTTAAGACCGCAGATGGATATGTTTGGAAGTTCTTATATTCAATCGGTGCTTTGACAGCATCTAAATTTCTTTCAGCTAATTTCCTTCCTGTTGACTTTGTTGTATCTACAGATAGTGATAGCCCAGCTTCAATCGTTGAGCAAAAGGGTATCCAAGATGCGGCAGTACCAGGAGAGATTATTGGTTATACTGTAACTGATGGTGGGACAGGTTACACATCAACACCAAATGCAACTATCGTGGGTAACGGATCTACATTGGCTAAAGCTGATGTGACTATCTCAGGTGGAGCGGTATCTAAAGTAGATGCTAGAGATTCATCTGGAACATTGGTATTTGGTGCCGGATATACTTATGCAAACGTAACACTTACAGGTGGCGGTGGCACAGGTGCATCTATTAGGCCAATATTCGGACCTAAAAGTGGTCTTGGTGCAGATCCAAGAGACGATCTTAGATCAAGAGCTATTATGTTCAATACGAAGCCAGAAGGTACTGAGGCTGGAGACTTTATTGTAGGTAATGATTTCCGACAAGTTTCTATAATTAGAAATCCTTTAACATATGGTGGAGCAAAGTTTACAGACAATACAGGTAATGCTCTTAATAGACTAAATCTATCTACAATTTCATCAGTATTCAGTCCAGACAAAACTATTCTTGGTGCTACAAGTGGTGCTAAAGCATATATTGATAAGGTGGACTCAGACAATCTCTACTACCATCAGAATGAGGAAACAGGATTTATTCAGTTTGATGAACAAGAATCTATCTCAGAGACTGACGGATCTGGAGCAGGTGTTCTTGCTTTGTCTGGAGATGATGTTGATACAGATGCGTTTATCGTTGGTGAGGTAGATCCATTAAGTGGTGATGTATTGTATATAGATAATAGAGCGGCGGTTGCTAGATCCGCAGAACAAACTGAAGATATTAAAATCGTTATTCAACTTTAAATTGGTGTAGGAAAACATGACTAGAGACTTTACAAGAGACCTTTTTGCGTCAACATATAAAGATGATTTTGCTGATAGTGACAACTACCACAGAATTCTCTTTAACAATGGTCGTGCACTACAAGCTCGTGAATTAACACAGATGCAAACCATTACCCAAAGAGAGATTTCTCGAATGGGTAGAAACATCTTCAAAGAAGGTGCGGCAGTCAACCCAGGTGGTGCGACTTGTAATAACGGATATGAGTTTATTAAACTCCAAGGAGAACTTCCAACCAATTCTATTGTTGGTACACAGTTTACCTCAACAAGTAACTCTATTATTGCAGAAGTTATTGAGACTGTTGCACGAGTATCAGAATCTGAGCCAGCTACAATCTATGTAAGATATGTAAGCACATCAGGTGGGACTAGTGGATCTTCTCCAGTACGTGTATCAGCAGGTGATACATTATCAGGTGGTGGTGAAACACTCACTGTTCAAGCAACAAATACTGTTGCTAACCCATGCGTTGGTCAAGGTACTAGAGTTTCTATTCACGCAGGTGACTTCTTTGCTAATGATAGATTTGTATTTGCGGCAGAACAGTCACTAATCATTTCTAAGTATACTTCAGATGCGAATGCTGTTGTTGGTTTTAAGGTTGTACAGGATATTGTTACAGTATCAGATACTGCGGCTTTATATGACAACTCAGGTGCTACACCTAACTTGTCTGCCCCAGGTGCTGACAGGTACCGTATTAGATTAATCATTGCCGATCAAGCAAACATTGCCGCAGATGAAAACTTTATCTACATCTGTAAAGTTACAGAAGGCGTGATAGTTGCACAGGTTGAGCCAACAGACAATTATAATACAATTGAAGATAGAATGGCTCTTCGTACTTCAGAAGAATCAGGTAACTATATTGCTAAAAGGTTTACTGTAAGTTTTGACACTAATGAAGATGATGTGACTAAGCTAGACTTTGACATTACTCCAGGTGTTGCATATGTAGATGGCTATAGAGCGGTTATCAACTCACCTTTATCAATTCCAGTTCCTAAACCTAGAACAACACTCACATCAAACAATAATGTTGTGGCGGCGGCATATGGTCAGTATGTTATTTGTTCTGGAAACAAAGGTCTACCAAACATTGAAACGTTTGATGAAGTAAATCTATATCCTAACACAACAGGTACAGGTACTATTATTGGTACTGCACGTGTAAGATCAGTTGAAGAAGATGGTGCTAACTTCAGAGTTTATCTATTCGACATTAAGATCAATGCTAACAAAAACAAAAACAATGTTAAGTCATTGGGCAATGGCTCTACAGACTATATGACATTAATTCTTGAGAATTCACTAGCATCATATAAAGACGAAGCGGCTACAAGTCTACTATTCCCATTACCAGAAGATCGTCCGAAGGTTATTACAGACATCACACTAACTACACAGCGTAAACGTAGTGCGGTTGTTTCTGGTCAGTCTGGATCCCTTACACTAACTGCAACAGGAGAAACCTTTGCGGATACTAGTGCTTGGATTGCGGCACATGCAGACTCAGATGTCAACACAAACATTACATTCAGTGGTGCTGGTGGTACATCAAGTACAATTGGTGGTAACATCCCAGACGGTACCTATGAGATCTTAACATATGTTAACAAATCCGCTGGTACGGTTAGAACTAAAAGTATAACAGAAGTTACAGAGACTATTACTCCAGACGCATCTGGAAACCTAAACTTTACAAAAGCTGATATTAGAAGCATTGAGAGAATTACTCTTGCAGATTCAGACGGTGCTGATCTTACAACATCTTATGACTTAGATAATGGTCAACGTGACTTTGCTTATCTAAATGGTAGAATGGTTAAGAAAGCTGGTGTTACACAATCTGCGGATGTGTTCGTAAGATATAAACACTTCACACACGGAGCATCTGGTGACTTCTTTGCTGTTAACTCTTACACTGGACAAGTTGACTATGGTGATATTCCATCATATACTCAATCGAATGGGACAGAAGTTAATTTAAGAAATGTCCTTGATTTCCGTTCAACAGTTAACTCATCAGGTAACTTTGGTTCTGGTGCTCGTATTAACGAGATGCCTAAGAACACAAGCTTGATCTCATGTGATGCAGAATACTACTTAGGTAAAAAGGTACGTGTTGTTATTGATAGGGAAAGTAATGTTACTGCAATTGAAGGTGAACCTAGCGTAAACCCAATGTTGCCACCAATTCCTACAAATGCTTTGGATATGTTCCATGTGACTATGAATCCATTCACAATTAATGACGCAGATGTAACTTCTACTACTATTAAAGCTAAACGCTTTACTATGCGTGACATTGGTAAGATTGAAGAGCGTATTGACAAACTAGAAGAAGCTACAGCATTAAGTCTTCTTGAACTAGAAACCAATTCGTTTAACGTTCTTGATGCAAGTGGAAACAACAGAACTAAATCAGGTTTCTTTGTAGATAACTTTGCTGATCAAGCAAGATCATTCCAATCGGCAGACTATAGAGCTTCTATTGATCCAGAAGCTAAGATAATGCGCCCTTGGTTCTCAGAAGCAAACATAAGAATGCTTTACGATAGTGATCTATCTACAGGAACTATTCTTAAAGGTGACAGTGTTTATCTTAACCACACAAACCAAAACTATGTAGATCAACCACAAGCTACTGAATTCATGAACATTAACCCATTTGCGGTTATTATTGGTCAAGGGTTTATTGAGCTATCTCCTGCCTCAGATGAGTGGGTTGATGTTGATCGTAAACCAGATCGTGTCGAAGACGGTGGTACAAGACTACGTAACAACGGTACTGCAACACTTTGGAATAATTGGAGATGGAATTGGGTTGGTCGTGAAGATCAATTACAGGTTGGATCACAGCTTGCATCACAGACAGTAGGAAGAACTACTTCAGTTGATAGAGTTGTTGCATCAGAAACTGTTCGTGAATTCGTTGCGGATCGTGTATTAGATGTTGCCTTTATCCCATTCATGAGGTCTAAGAAAGTAAGCTTCCGTGGATTTGGTCTCAAACCAAATACTCAAGTGTATGCATTCTTTAACAACAAACCAATTGCAGACTGGGTAAGAGCAGAAACATTTACAAGATTTGCCAATACTGTTGATGACTATGGTAACAGATATAATAATGCTGTTGAGCATCCAGATGGAAAGTCTATACTTACCACAAACGCAGAAGGTAATATTGAAGGTTCATTCTTCATTCCAAACGGTTCAACTAAATTTAGAACAGGTACACGTGAGTTTAAACTTTTAGACATCAGTGTTCCAGACGAAGATTTTGCAACATCTATTGCGGTATCTCCGTTCACATCATCTGGTGTGTTGGAGACAAGACAAGCAACATTCACATCTACTCGTGTGCTTACTATTGGTGGTTCTACGACTACTGTTCCAAGGCCAAGAAGAAATAATCCGACAGGAACAAGAACACAGGCTTCTAGTAACCGTAACCGTAACAGAAGATCTGATCCATTGGCTCAAACATTCATGGTTAATGAAGTCGAAGGCTTGTTTGTAACTCGTATCGGTGTTAGGTTCCAGTCAAAAGATACAACTGTTCCTGTTATATGTCAAGTTAGACCAACAGTTAACGGTGTACCATCGGCAGATGAAATTGTTCCTAACGGAGTAAAATCATTATCACCAAGTGAAATTAGTACAAGTGAAGACGGTACTGTAGTAACATACTTTGACTTTGATGAGCCTGTATACTTAAACGGTAACACAGAGTACTCTATGGTACTACTAGCAGATACAACTGGATACCACGTATTTGTCGCAAAGGCAGGGGATCTTATCGTAGGATCTACTGAGAAACGTGTTACTAAACAGCCTACACTAGGTTCATTGTTTAAATCTCAAAATGCAAGAACTTGGTCGGCAGATCAAGAAAGAGACTTGACATTCACACTTGATCGTGCTAAGTTTGATACTAACGGTGGTGACGCTGTCCTAGAGAATGCTAATATTCCAGTATTTGCTTTAGAAGCAAATTCATTAGAAGTCACAAACGGATCAGGTACTGTTAAAGTATTTGCAATCGGTCATGGTCTATTAGTTAATGACAAGACAACAATTGCAGGTGTAACAGCATTCGGTGGGATTGCGGCGGCTAATATTAATGGTCAAAGAACAGTGACTAAGGTAGATGGTTATGGATTTGAATTCACCGCAGGTGCATCAGATACAGCAAATACTACTGTAGCTGGTGGTGGTAGTTTGGTAACTATAACAAGAAACATTGAAATAGATACTGCGCTTCCTTACTTTGAGACATTATCTCCACCTTCAACACTGATATCACACTCAGCTAAGTTTACAACAGGTAAGTCTTGGGCTGGAACCGAAACAGCGTACACTAAAGATGGAATTTACACACCTATCTCTAATAGAAACAATAACATTTTCTTAACACCTAGAATGATTGCATCTTCAGAGAACTCAACATTAAACATGTCTGGTGCTAAATCTGTTACACACAATATCAGCTTGAAGACTAATAATGATCTTGTGTCTCCTGTAGTAGATCTACAACGTTCATCTATAACTGCTATCAAAAACTTGGTGGACAATCAGGTCGCCAGTGGTGCGGCAAATAATGAAAACGTCCCTCTAGAATATATTGCGGAAACAAATTCATCAGGCGGTTCTAGCTTATCCAAGCACATAACTCAGCCAGTTGCTCTAGAAGAAAGTGCTGTTGGGATTAAAATCCTTATAGGTGCTAACAGACCAAGTGCATCAAGCTTTGATGTCTACTATAGAACTAATGCTTCAGATACTGATGCTCTAGGTAATCTTCTAGACTCAACTTGGGTATTAGCAACACTTGAAAGTGATATGCCTTCGGATGAAAATCCTAACGTGTTCAGAGAATACAGATACCTTGTTGGTGGAGAAGGTGGTACTATGGAAGCATTCTCACAATTCCAAGTTAAGATTGTATTGAATTCTAGTAACACATCAACACCGCCAGTAGTTCAAGATCTACGAATTATAGCATTAGGTGTATAATGATTAAAGTTGAAGGGCATTCGAATTTGAGAAGAGATCCAAAATCGGGTGCTATAATTAATATAAATAAAGATGAACTCTCAAGTGCAAGATCAAGAAAGATCCAACAGAAGAGAAAAGAACGAGAAGATAAACAACTGAAAGCAGATGTAGAGACCTTACAGAATGAGATAAGTGACATCAAACAACTGTTGACTCAAATTGTAGAGAAGATTTAAATGGCTAGAACATACGTAAACCTTACAGATACTGTAAATGCTTTCAAAGACAAAGTTAACGAGATCTCCTACGATGTCGGGGATATCACACTGATCTCCACTTCGGGGGATGACAGTGACGTTGTACAAGCTATTAACTCTTTGGACAGTGATATTGGTGGAATTGCCAACCTCTCAACAACTGACAAGTCTAGTATTAAATCTGCCATTAACGAACTTGATGCCGAGATTGGTGCCGCTACTTTAACAACTAGCGCATCTACAGTCAAGGGTGCTATTAATGAACATGAAGTACAGATCAATAACCTTGACAGTGACTTAGGTACAAGAGGTTCTTTGACTACAGATGCTGATCAAAACATTGTAGTTGCGATTAACGAAGTAGATGCTAATGCTTCAACTGCACTAACAAAAGCTAATGCCGCAGAAGCTTCTTTAGGTACAATATCAACAGGCGTTATGGGAACTGTAGCAAATACAGTAGGTGCGGCTATTGGTGAGATCCATTCACAGGTAGATAGTGCGGCGGCAGTTGTAGGTCCTCTTGGGGATCTACTGACAGTAGCAAACAATAGTATTGTTGGAGCTATTAACGAAGTTAAGGTCGCTGGTGTTGACTCAGACATTGTTATTGAAATATTCAGTGCGGCAAATAGTGGTACAGGATATGGTTCTCTTGCATATGGTAACAATGGAGTTTACACATATAGTAAAGTAACCAATGCTAATATCAGAAGTGCTATTTCAGCAGGTGAAGGTATTGACATTTCAAGTGGGTCTATCTCAGGAGAAAATGCTTCATTAACTAACAAGGGTATTGCCTCATTCGACTCAGCATCATTCGATGCAGTCAGTGGTCACATTGCCATCAAAGCAGGATCATTAGATGCTAGTTTGATTGAGGATGGATCTATTACTGCGGCTAAATTGGCAACAAACGCCGTAACTTCTCTTAAGATCAATGGTTCGGCTGTCACCACAGCTAAGATTAATAACTCTGCCGTTACAACTGACAAGATTGCAGATGATGCTATTACATATGCTAAACTGCAAAACTTAGTTACAGCAGATAGAGTGTTAGGTGCAACAACCGCAGGTGTTATAGGCGAAACTCAGGTAGTAACAGACATGATTAATAATCTAGCTGTCACGACTGGTAAGATTGCGGCAGATGCTGTTACTAGTGCCAAGATTGCAGACGATGCTGTTGGTTCAGAACATATTCAAGATGATGCGGTAACTGCGGATCACATTGCGACAAATGCCGTAACTGCGGATGGTATATCAGCAGGTGCAGTGGGCGAGAGTGAAATTGGAGATGATGCTGTTTCTCAAGCAGAACTAAAAGACGTTGTTACGTTTGTGATATATAATAGCGTTGGTACGGCATTGAAGACCTTTTATGGGGCAGGAAGTTAATTAGATGACAGTTAGAACTCCTCTTATATTAGATGGGTCGAACAATCTCATAGAGATGACAACGGCTCAGATAGATGCAGTTAAAAACAGAGCTAGATATTTGTATGGAGCTGATCCTTCAGTGATTATTACTAGGATTGAAACAAATGGTGGTGGTGGTCTTGGTAATCTTGGGACTATCAATGATACTAGATTACAAGCTGGTGCTTCTACAACTGATGTTACTAATTTTGACACCGAAGCTGAGACACCTAACGTTTCTACGGTGACAGTAGGCTATGGTTACATGGTACAAACAGGTACTGCAATGGATTACCCAACAGATACTAATCAAGTGGCCTACCCTATTTATTATGACAATGGTAACATTAAATCTATGACTAGATCAGATTTTGAAGATACCTTTATTGCACCAGCTATGACGACAATATCGGGTACGGCAGGTCAACCAGGAACGTTTACTATTCATACCAGTCTAACTCTGTCAGGATATACGTCAGTATCAGATAGTGAGATATTTAGAGATACTAGGGCAAATGTCGGTGCATACTCAGCAAGTGGTATCGGAGAGACTCCAGACCAACCAACAACCGTCACTAGCTATTTTCTAATGAAGGCTGATAATATTGCAGAACCTAGTATAGAGACAATGCTGTTTATTCGTAATGCGGATGCGGATATTCAGCAATATACTGGAGCAAATATGGATACTATGATACAAGAAAGTATTCAATCCGAAGCTTGGGCGCATCTCAGCTATAACATTAACGGTAGCGGAATAAACCTTGGTTCTGGTATGGCTAACACAGTTCTTAACGGTAGTGGTAATTACCAAACACGTTTAGTAAATACTAATGATTATCGTACTCAGGAATTTCCTAATGGGGCGGTTACAACTCAGGCAACACATAGACTTAAAATGGAATACAATCCATAAATAGAATTGGTTTACACATGACAATAGAAAACTTAGAAATACAGACAGCACACTTCACTAACAATGAACGTACCGAGATTGAGGTATTGTTTTTTGCTGAAGACTCAACAGATGATGATATAAAGTTGGTTCCTTATCACATCGAAG